CTATGCCACACTCTACAAATGATAGTCAATCAGTTGAAGGAGATCCTCTTACAGTTATTGCTACTGGTGGAGAATATTCTGATGGAAATTTAGTTGTTGTTATAAGAGCTAGACAAGCAGGAACCGGCGATAGTGGTTCAATTCAAGTTTGGGACTCAAACAGTTATGGAACTGCAACACCAACTGCAACTATAGATAATCCAAGCTCAAGTACATCCGCGAGATTTGGTCACTCGGCCGTCTTTGCTGGAAATTATATATTAGTCACTGGTCTATACGATAATACCGATGTAACAGGCGCTGGCCAGGTTTATGTTTATAATTTGGATGGAACTTTTGTTACTCAGATATCAAGTCCAAGTCCTACTACATGGGGTTCATTCGGATTCTGTGTCGCAGTAGATGCTTCTGGAAGCGGGAAGTGGGCAGTAGGTGCTACTGGAGAAGCTAAAGTTTATGTATTCCAACAGGCGATGTCTGGAGGCGATTCTGGTTCGTCTTACACAGTAGTAGATTGGTCTGCGGCGGATTCAACACTGACTACAATAGGGCGCACAAGAACTGGAGCATCTCTAACTTCTACTCAATTATCAGATGGTAGAAATGTAGTGATTGCGACTGACAACTGGAACATATATGCATATGATTTAGCAGACAATTCGCAGATTTTTATGGGAACAACTTGGAATGGAAGGATTGGTGATGACGGTCTTAGTATGACTGCATCCGGTGACTACTTTGCTACTTTAGAAAACGGAAAAGTACAAATTTACAATGCGGCAACTGTTACTAATGCCAATGACGGTAGTTTAGTTCAATATCGACAAAATATAAACACAGTCGCAGGATATAATGATGGTGGATCATTCGGTGTTTCTGGTATAAGAATGCATGGAGATTATATCTTTATGTCTTCTACCATCAATGCAAGTGGGGCCTTGGTTAATTTCCAGACAAACACTTTAGTTTGGAAAACAACTCCAAGCGGCGGCGAAACCGGAGTTCCGAATCCTGGCTGGACTAGTCATAACGGCAACGGAACTGCGTTTCAAAACTTTGATATTGGAGAAAATTTTCTCGCAATACAAAACGAGGCTTATAGGCCCGGTACGGCCGGAGCTTCGGAAGGAGGAGTTCATATTGTAGATTACTCAGGGAATGAAGTTGCGTTTATTTCAAATCCCAATACTTCCCAAGGAGGCAACGCAGAGTTCGGTGGGCCTTCTGGTAGGGAGAATTCAATCTCGATATCTGGGGATAAGGTTCTTATAGGATCATATAAAGACGGCCATGGTAAGGTCTACATTTTCGATATGCCTACAGGAACATTAGAATTCACAATAGATGAAAACACTGCTGGCGGGTCAGGTATAACTACTTATGACCGTCAGAGCACTGCTGGATACAATTTTGGACAGGAAATTGAAGCATACGAAAACTATGCTGTAGTTTCTCATAATTGGGACTCTTATATAATTCAGATATCTACGGGCGAAATTAAACACGAAACTTCCCTTCTGAATATCGATAGAGTAACTATAGTAGAGAACTATGCGATTGGTGGGGATTTGAATACGGGCAATCTGAGAATCATAAAAGGAATAATTTCTTAATTTAAAGGAAAATTAAAATGGCAAACACATTTACTTCGAGAGATACTCTCAAAACAAAACTTTTGGCTGCGGTAGGTTCTGCGACCACTGCAGATCAAATCGTCAAGTTGTCTCGCTCAATTGAGAAGGCAAATCTGGACGATGATGCAGATCTAGAAACCGCACTAGATACAAAAGTATCTGCAATGGCTGGAACAGCATCTACTGCAGATATTGAGAAACTTGCATTCGGTGTTAAGAAACTCAGGACTCCGCCGAGTGCTGCAACTCCGACATCTAGTATGGTTGCAGAAGGTTCTAGTAATCTCTATGTAACCGATTCAAGAGTCAGAGGTTCATTCAGTGCATCTGGAGACTTATCATATAATGCAGGAACTGGTGTTCTATCTTACACTGCACTACCGGACGCATTGACAGTCTACGCAACAGTCGCAGATTTGCCTGCAAGTGGAGTTGCTGCTGGTGCAAAGGGAATAGTAGAAGAGAATAAGAAACTCTATATCTTCACAGGTGCATCTTGGGTTGGTGTCGGATTGGTTGATCAGAAACCAAACTTCACAACAACTCCAGATGGTTCTTATGCACTAACTGGTGGAGCGGATACAGTCATTACTCTTGCTGCAACGGATCCACAAGGAGATCCTATCACATATAGTTATCAAGTAACTGCAGGATCTTTAGGTGGAACTACAGTATCACAGGCAGATAATGTTTTCACAATTTCTGCGAGTTCTAATGAAGCAGATGCTGGTTCTTTCTCATTGTCATTTACTGCATCAGACGGAACCAACTTAACAACCACAACTCCTTCGGAATTTACTCTTGAATTTTCTCCAGATTTCTCTGGACATTACTTGGAAACAAATCATTACGGATCTTATTATTATTGGAGTGACGCAGAAGGAATTGCCGATTTTGATGAATATGACGCCATGACAAGTTCTCAAAGACAGAATTCTGGTAAAGCAATTAGGTCTATGATAATTAATGGCAGTCAAAATCCGGGCATAGTAATAGATTTGGGAACAACTGCAACCTTATTGGGATTTGTTACATATGGCCCGTGGACAGGCAGCGGTGGCGGTTCAACTCCGTTTGGTGGTAATGATAGGACATCAGTTTTTAATGTAGACACTAATCAATGGGAAGTTATCACAAACTACAACCGAGGGTATGATAATAAATATGGCGCGGCAAGTCTTTTCACTGGAAGTCATCAGGTAACAAATAATCCTGCTTGGGCATATGGAGAGGCTGGGGTAAGAATTAATAAAATTAAAATTGAAGCTTATGGAGCTCGCAATGGACATAGGGCTCCACAGGCATTATTCCCAATTTTTGGTTAATAATATATCTTATGACTTTAGAGGGACTCTTCGGAGTCCCTTTTTTTTGATATAAATAATAGTGTTACGGAGTATCTATTGTGGCGTTAAATGTCGATTTTGAAAATCCAAATTATCTGAGTAATCAGTCATTCCAATTAAGTATCCTTAAGTGTCCTTCACTGAGTCCATTTGTGCAAGGTGTCAGTTTGCCTGGCCTTACTTTTGGAGAAGCACTTCTTGGAACACCATTTGCAGATAGAAAAGAACCGGGCGATAAAATAATATTCTCAGTTCTTTCTGTAAGTTTTCTGGTTGACGAAGAAATGAAAACTTGGATGGAAATTTATGAATGGATTCGTGGTCTTGGATTCCCAGAAAACTTTGGTCAATACCGAAGTTTTGCACAAGGAAGAAAACTCACAGGAACAGATGTTTATTCCGATGGTTCTTTATTGTTATATAATAATCAGGGTGCTCCAATATACGAAGCAGTGTTCAAAGATTTATTCCCAATTGCATTGGGTGATATTCCATTCTCTTCTCTGGAGACAGGAGACGAACCTACAGCAACCACTGCAGATTTTCAATATACAGGATATGAAATTAAAAAAATAGATTAAAATATGAAACTAAGTGAACTCAAGGAAGAGGCCTCTCAAGACCTCCAAATTGACAGAACTGATCTTGAAACCTCTATTCTCAATCTTTCTATGTTATGTTCCAAGTGGCATAACTATCGTATTGAACAGGCTTCTATTGTCAGTTTGAATCAATTCAAATATAAAAAACTCGAAGCAAAGAAAAAGAAATACTATCTGGGGAAACTCACCGAAGATGAGATGGATCGTCTTGGATGGGAATCTGATGGATATAAAGTTCTTAAGGGCGATGTACAAATGTGGTTAGATGACGATGATGATCTTATTACAGAGGCGCAGAAACTTACCTACCAAAAAGAAATCTTACACTTCATAGAGAAACAAATGGATCTTCTTGACAGCAATAAATGGTTGATCAAAGATCTTATTAACGTGCGGAAATTTCTAGAGGGCGGTTAATGCAATCGGTAACTGCACATAAACATAGTGAAGTACATTATATTCTGGATTCGGATGAACTATTCATTCTGAAAGAATTAGTGGATTACTTTACCTACGAAGTGCCTGGCGCGAAGTTCATGCCTGCATATAGAAATAAGGTGTGGGATGGAAAGATTCGTCTATTCAATCCTA